CCCCAGAGGGATATTTCTGTAACACCGAAGGCAGGTAGAATGTTGATGTTCCCACCAATGTGGACACATCTTCACGCAGGCCGAAAAGTAACAGGTGACAAATCCAAATATATAATTGGAAGTTACCTTCATTATGTTTAAGGAGAAATTATGGTAAACGGTAAAGTAGTATCACTAGTAACACTTGCTGGTGAGTACATTGGCAAATTTATGCATGAGAATAATGGAAACATTACACTTGAGAATCCAAGAATGTTGGTAAATACCCCAGACGGCAAAGTAGGTTTCGCAAGGGGTATCTGTATGACAGGTACAGAAAATCCAAAACAGGGAATGTTTTATGCTGGTGGAGTTGTTATTCTAACAGAAACTAATCCAGAATTTAGTGCTGCATACACGGAGGCAGTAACAGGCCTTGCCGTTCCAGCACAAGGTAAGGTTATTATCTAATGAAGGACATGGGCGATTACTTCAAATATGTAGAAAACAAAGACCAGAAATGGACAGGTATTGGACTGACTGAGAAGGCAGGAAAGTACCAAGGTGTTGTATATCGCTATGGTAAAGTAGATGTTTCAGAGGATAAAAAAACTGACAAAGCTACTTTACATTTTGAATGGGATATGTTAGATTCTAATGACTTACCAAAAGACTTTTTTGGTGATGATTTTTTTGAACTTGCTGGAGACATTCTTCAGCATATTATTATGGAACAATTAAACGAGGGTAGTTTACAATATGTCGATGCAGACGATAGAGAGAACCACACTAACTAATCTGATTTGGGATGAGGATTACGCAAGGAAAGTAATCCCATTTATCAAACCAGAATATTATGCAGATAAGAATGAACGTGTAATCTTTGAAGAGATTACGAAGTTCACTGAAAAGTACAATGCAATTCCGACACAGGAAGCTCTCACTATCGAACTCGACAATCGAAAGGATGTCAATGATGATGAGTATAAGAAAATCGTGGGTATCATTGCTTCGCTTGAAAAGACAGATGTTGACACGCAATGGTTACTTGATACCACAGAAAAGTTTTGCAAAGACAAAGCAATCTACAATGCGGTTGTTGAAGGAATAGGAATTATTGATGGAAAGGATAAGGAGAGAACACCAGAAGCAATCCCATCCATTCTATCTGAGGCACTTGCAGTATCATTTGATACTAATATTGGTCACGACTACGTTGAAGATGGTTCAGAACGATTTGACTTCTATCACAAGAAAGAAGAGAAGATTGCGTTTGACCTAGATTATTTCAACAAGATTACTAAAGGTGGATTACCACAAAAGACATTGAATATCGCACTGGCCGGAACTGGTGTTGGTAAGTCGTTGTTCATGTGTCATGTTGCGTCATCAACACTTATGCAAGGTAAGAATGTTCTGTACATCACAATGGAGATGGCAGAAGAACGTATTGCAGAACGTATTGATGCGAATCTAATGAATGTTACAATGGATGACTTGCATTCTCTTCCAAAGAAGATGTTTGAAACACAGTTATCCAAGATACAAAAAAAGACAAACGGAAAGTTGATTATTAAGGAATACCCAACTGCGTCAGCACACGTTGGACATTTCAGAAGTCTTATCAAGGAACTCGCACTAAAACGTAGTTTCAGACCAGACATTATTTTTATTGATTATCTAAATATATGTGCATCTTCACGATTCAAAGGAAATGCAAATGTAGGCTCTTACTTCTATATCAAGTCGATTGCAGAAGAACTAAGAGGACTTGCAGTGGAAACGAATGTACCCATCATGTCTGCAACCCAGACAACACGAACAGGGTTCACTTCCACAGACATTGGACTAGAAGACACTTCAGAAAGTTTTGGTTTGCCTGCAACGGCCGACCTAATGTTTGCACTAATCTCGACAGAGGAACTAGAAGACCTCAATCAGATTGTGGTCAAACAATTGAAGAACCGATACAATGACCCTACTATGAATAAGAGATTTGTATTGGGAATAGACAGAGCAAAGATGCGTCTGTATGATTGTGAACAAGAAGCACAGGGAGATTTAGTTGATAGTGGACAAGATGAAAATGTATTCGATAACACACCGTTTGCTGGAAAGAGCAAAGGATATGAAAAATTCTCTGACCTCAAGGTATAGGAAGAAGGAACAAATAAAGTACTTCACTGACGTAAACCTTGAGACAAAACTATGGGAAGTCATCGAACTTCCATCACGAAGAGTCGTGCAAGATTTTCAGTTTGAAGAAGATGCATCTAGAGTTTGTTACCACTTAAACAAGAATAAACCGTTTGGTGAACACCCTATGCCTGCATTTTTGACTGTTAAGGGTTGACAATCTAAATCACTTGTTATATAAATAAGTATGTAATTTATATGGAGTGTTTGAATGTTAGACCTAGAAAAAAAGGTACGTCAGATTCTATCAGAGAGGGTAGACACTACTCTCAATGCATCAATAACTGAATTGTTTCCAGCGATTGCATTTAACTTAAAGTTTAGACCACGTTCTGTGGAAGACTTTAAGAAGTTTCTTTATACCCTAAAATTCAATCGTGCTAAAAAGTCTTGGGATACTAAAGACGAAGAGTCTGCGAAACTAGTTATTTCTAAGCTTCCATCAATGGAAGAAAGATTTCTCAAAACAAAAATGGAAAATGCCATTGGTGTTACCAACTACTTGTATCAACTTCATGCAACAAAACCAATTAGTAAAGTTGTATGGGGGTATCGTGCAAAACCAAAAGGCATCCCTAAAAATCATGCTGGTGATATTTTTGTTTTTTTCAAAGATAAAGATGTAATTGGTGTTAGTTTAAAGGCCGGTACTGCAAAATCAAAAGAACCTCTTAAAAATACATACGTTGGAACACAATATAAAAACTTAGGTATTAGTACAGATAAACTACAAGCAGATTTGTGGGATAGAGTTTATTCAAAAGTGCCCGGCGTTACCGATGTTGCAACAAAAGACGACTTTGTAAAGAATAGAGAAGTTACAAAGTTGTACGTTGACTATTATGTAGAAAATGAAACTGAAGCGGATAAACTATATCACGAAATGTTAGTGGTGTGTAGAGAACACTTCTGCAAAGTTTTGAATGATATGGATAATGATACGTTTATTGATTGGGTACAGAATACTTTTAATCTTCAAAGAAAAGGTGATGAGGTGCCTCTTGTCATGGTTAAAGCAGTTGGAATGACTGCTGAACAAAAAAGTGATGACATAGTTGATATGATACCTCTTGTAACAAATCACTATGCATATTTGAATAAATCTTCAGTGCAAGAATATTTAATTGACATTCACACCCCAGATGAAAAGAAAACCTTGAAAATGACAATACGTTCTGACTCTGGTGTTAGACCAGATAAGGGAACTTCTGGTCAAGGTAGACTTGGACAGTATCTTCAATTAAAAATGCAATATAGTGGTGTTCAATAATGCAGTCACTAATGGAAAATAAAGCAGGAAAGAATCTGCACCTAGAACATATCGAAGATGAGATACTTAACTTTGGTGTGCCTGGCGGTAGGGCCGCAATCAACTTCATGCGTTCACTTAGAGATATGTTCTCTGGTGCAAGTCGTAGTTCAGTCAACATGACTGTGAAGTGGGATGGTGCGCCTGCGATTTTCGCTGGTATTGACCCAGAGGACAATAAGTTTTTCGTTGCAAAGAAATCGGTATTCAACGTAGAACCGAAACTCTATAAGACAGAGGAAGAGATTGATGCTGATTTATCTGGAAATCTTAATTCTAAATTTAAGATTGCACTCAAAGAATTTTCTAAGTTGGGTATTACAGGGGTACTGCAAGGTGACCTCATGTTTACAGACGATGTTGAAAAGACAACCATTGACGGCACAAAGTATTATACTTTTCAGCCTAATACTATTGTATATGCTGTTCCGACAGATAGTGACCTTGGTAAAGTAATTAACAGTGCAAAGATTGGTGTCGTATGGCATACAACATATACTGGTTCTGCACTGCAAGATATGAAGGCATCATTCGGTGCAAACATTAGTAAACTAACAAAGACTTCATCTGTATGGATGGATGATGCAACATATAAGGATGCATCTGGTACTGCAACATTTACATCTGCTGAAAACGCAACTGTAACTGGTCACTTATCAAACGCTGGTAAGTCCTTCCACCAAATTAACTCTGCAAAATTATCTAAGTTCCTTAGATTGCAAAACTCGCTGACAGGTAAACTTGTTGGTGCATCACTCAAGACATACAACAACTCAAAGGTTCGTAAGGGTGAAGCAATCAAGAATCCAAAACAACACGCAGCCGGATATATCACTTGGGTGGAAAATCACTTTGCAAAAGAGGTTGACAAAGTAAAAACCGAAAAGAGTAAAGATGTTCTGAGAACAAAAGGTAAAGAATACGCAAGAGAATTTAAGAAAGATTTAACAAATTTAGAGGCGGTTATTGCGTTCCAATCACATCTAGTAAATGCCAAGATGGGGATTGTGAAAAAACTAAATAGTGTAAAGGGTTTAACTGATACCTTTATCAAGACTAGTAATGGATTTAAAGTGACTAACCCAGAGGGCTATGTTGCAATTGATAGGGTATCTGGTGACGCTGTGAAGTTAGTCGATAGAATGGAATTTAGTTTCAATAACTTTACTGCAATAAAGGCATGGGATAAATGATAACTTTTAAAGAATTATTTGAAGACGAAATCGAAGAGAAAGCAACGCCTGCTCAAATTATGCAGAATCGCAGAAAGATGAGTAGACGTATGAAAATTCTTGCAAGGAAATCTTCTGTGAAGATGAAGAAGAAGAGAGCAAGAGTAAGACGCCGTGACCCAGAAGCGTTACAGGCGATTGCAAAACGTCAAGCAAAACAGATGGTAATCAAACGTAGTTTAGGCCCAGATGTAAACTACAAAGAACTCCCTATGCAAAAACGAATTCAAATTGACCAGAAGATTGTGGCCAAGAAACGTAAAGTGATTGATAAGATTTCACAGAAGATTCTTAGGAAACTGAAGGCTGGTGAAGGCGAGAGAGTTAAACAGAACAAGGCCGCAATGGCAGGCCAAGATGCTGTGGGAGATTAGAATGAAAACTTTTAAAGAAGCAAGAGGTGACACCGCAGTATTTAC